TCATAAGTAAGAAACTGATTGTGATTGTGAAAAAAAACCATAAAAAAATTATGGTTATTGCGGTTTAAGGAATCGAACCCTAAATAATTGCCTTGCCGCATTAATTACTTAATAGGATCTATTAAAGTAAAAAAAATGATCATTTCACGCGGGCTAATCAGTGCCGAGACTCAATTTATAGTTTGAGTAATTTATATAAACACTTACGTTTTATTCAGTGTTACTGTTGCCGGTTTGCAGCGGCTGCGGCTGCGGTTAAGTATTGAGAATAAATTAAAATATATAGTTATATCTATATTACCCGATCGATCCTATTAAGTACATATTAATTATTAAATGATTATATATTTTTATATAAACCTAGTTATATTCTGAAGTTTTGGAAGCCGACAGGTCACGCAAAAAACAAGGATAGAATACAAAAAAGTTACAAAAAAAATAAAAATTATGTAATATTGCCCCATATCCCAGTAATTCGCGGATGTTTTATAAACATAATCGTTTACAAACCGCGAAAAAGGCCACCGGGGGAGTCCTTCCTTAAACGTATGTGTATAAGGACCTCACAAAATTTTGTCAAAAATTAACGGAGATCCCTTTCACGCTCACGATATAACCTTGCTTGCTCTGCTTTAAACTTATCTATTTCACTATCCAAGTTTTGCTTGACGCTAAGGTTTATATATTCATCCTCTACACCTACTAAGAATCCTAGAATCAACCAATTTAATGGAGTAAAAGGTGTTTTTAGTAATTTATACAGTTTTTTAAATTTACCTGTTTTTAATTTGGTCATTTAGGTCGTTTTTCTATAATTCGTTCTAAATAAGCTTTTTTTAACTCAAGTCTTTGAGCTTTTGGATCTAAGAGTGGCCATTTATGAAGTTTTAAATTGTACTTTATTCTTTTAATTACTTCTTTTAACCTCTCCTCATATATCCTGTGGAGATAGTTTTTCATACTTTGTATATATATTATTAAATAGGATTTAGGAACCCTAGAAAAAAGAATTATTCATTCACCCGCTCGCTTCGCTCGCTGAGAATAATAAATAGAGGAAGATTGTGTCTTCCCCTATGAGGGGCGAGTCCACCCTTCTCTCCCCTGTACAGGGAGGGGTTGCTCAAGCCCAGGTATTATTGTTATCTATTTCTTGTCCTCTAGACTCTTGTCTTTGCTTATAATTCATTCCCATTACTAGGTGATTAGCTGATGCTTGAGGATCATCTAAGAACCCCTGGATCATGTCATCCCACTCAAGTTGTTTTCTTAACTTAATCTGTTCTAGTGCTGATACAGCTAGACAATCTGTAAAGTATTTAACACCCTGGGCAAGACAATCAAGCCTATCGTCATGTCTTATTGCAAACTTAGCCCTGGTCATTTTAGACATTTGTCCAAACAACATATAACCGATACGTTCTTCTGGAGGTAACTTAGGATTACTAGCGAAGTCCCATTCGATTACCTTACGATCAACAACTAATCTATGTTGGTTCATCACAGGTTCTAGGGCATCTATAATCCTGTCTTCTTTACGGACGTTAGCTCTAACTTCTTCTATATCTATATAGTTTTTAGTTTGTATACAATGCTTTTTGACAAGTTCAGAGACTATACCATCTCCGAAGTTTGTCTCAATAACCATCTTTGTAACTCCAAATTTTTGGCATCCTCTAAGGATATCAAGCAAGGTAGAGTCTGAATAACCATCTCTGTAGGCTCTAATTTCATGCAGATAGATGATACCATTTTTTTCTGAAAGGTACGAGACTGCTGTTTCATCGGATCCACGGCCGGATGGATCAAGGCTGGCGATAGTCTGGTTATATTCTGACCACTCACCTTTTGTTTGCATAGGGGAGTAGAAGTAGTCTCCAGGAAGTCCAACTGTTGGCAAATCCTTGATGACATTGCTTGGATCGGAGCACCATATGATAGCTTCTGGAGCGGTTGTAGGGTTAACAGAAGTAACAATAAGATCAGCAAACTTAAGAGGAAACTTCGAAGCATCGGATAAGCTTGTATCGAGCATAAATTGAAGCATAAAGTTGCTTTTACCCATTGAAGCTTCTCTTTGTAGTAAGTCTTCATCGTCAAATCTATCTGGGTCAGTACATTCACCTGGTTGTGCACCTTTTTCTATATCTTCATAAAGTTGTGGTGCTAAGAGTCCTCCATAAGACTCTGTTTTTCTTGGATATCGGGCTGGCCAAACAAACGGTTTATAATTCCGCTCTGCAAGGCGAGTATAAATACTAAAACTATTCTGATAAGTCCCAAGAAAACAAATACGCGAATCATCCGAGGGGGTAAGGATACTTTCAGTCTCCGTGCATAATTGTAAAAGTTTTTCACGCATCAACTCGGTCATTGAATTTCCAGGAATCTCCACATCGTCTAGCAAAATAAAGTCTGCCCGGCTCCCGGTTAACTGCGAAGTGATACCAAGGGATTTGACGGAAGGTGCTTGGTGCGGAGGACAAGCTACATCGAAGCTGATCCTGGACCATCTTGCATCTTCGTTGGTTGGATGTAGGTGATTTAACCATTTTGTTTCTACTATTAGTTTTTGTAAAAAAATCGACATGTTATCTGCTCTATCCTTAGATGCAGAAATAATCATTATCTTTTTTTCGTTATCTTTAAATAATGTCCATAAAACAAACCCGGCTGTTATCCAGGATTTACCAACACCACGAAACGCTTGGATCTGTAATCGTTTAGGTCCGTGTTGTAAATAATCTGCTATGGCATATTGTGCTCTTGTTGGTTCGGGTAGATCAAGCTGATCCCACAAAGCCTGTAGGAAAAGCTTAAAATCACCTTTCAACTCTGCTATGACATCTGTCATTACATACCGTCTATTAATTTTTTAAGTCTTTTATTTCTGTCAGTCATTGATTGCATAGCTTTTGCAACTGGTGCAACATTTTTCTTATTAAGTAAAAGACGTTTAGCTCCATCTAATAATGGATTCTTTTTTTTCTTTTTCTTCTTACCAGGACCGGCTGGTTTCTTTATAAGGAGAGAGTCCCTATTCTGATACATCTGTTCCATTATTTTTTCTTAGCTGCAATACGTTTTTTAGCCATTTCTTTAGCTCTGTTTTTAGCTGCCTCTCTATTTTCTGCTCTTCTAGCAGTAACAGTTCCACGTTTAGCTAATCTACCTTTTTTAGTTTTTATAAACTTCTCATTAAACCTTTCGCGTTTAGTTTTAGGCTTAACTGTTGTTTTCTTAGTTTCAGAGACAGGCTTAGTTGTTTTATTTACAGCTGGAGTAACAGTGTTCTTAGTTTTATTAACTATAGGAGTTACTTTTTTATTTACTACAGGAGTTACTTTTTTTTCTACTTTAGGTTTTCTACTATCAAAGTTAGATGCCTTGATTTTAGGAATATTATTCTTAGTAGGAGTAAAAGTTTTTTTTACAACTGGTTTAACAACTGATTTATTTTTTGTTCTACCGCCAGCAGAAACTATTGGAGTTTTAGTTTTAACTTTTTTATTTTTTAATGCATTGAGTTCGCTACGACTCATGCCTTTTATTTTTTTAATTCTAGCGTTATATTCCTTCTGAGTTTCTGTATTTTTACCTTGACTTTTTCGTATTCTATTACTAATTGATCTACTTAATCTTCTAGTACCTACATCAGCTAATGCATTTAGAGCTATACCAGCACCAAGGGTTTTGATACTGCTAAGATTTTTCAAATTTTTAGGATTTAATACACCTCGTAGGCTTCTTGCTCCTCTAGTTATTTTTGCAGTTCTTTGTGCTTTTTCTGTAGCTTTTAAGATTTTACTTGGATTACCTTCTCTCAAAACCTTATTAGTTTGGCGAAGTCTATTTAATTTATTTAATCTTTTACCAAGTCCTTTTGCAGATTGTTTTTGTTGGGATGTAACTCTATCTACAAATCTACCAGTTCTAGAAGTTTTTCTAGTTGATTTAGATATTTTAGGTGCTTTATACTGTTGCCCCTTAACACCTTTTCTACCCTCAAGTAAACCTTTTACTGACTTACCTGGTTGACCTGTTCTTGTACCTTTAGCGGTAACTTTATCCCTAGAAAAATTGGCTGTTTCTGAGATAACTCCCTTGTTATTAGGTGTTTTAGCTAATTTACCTTTTACGGATTTAACTATTTCACCTTTAGGGGATTTGACTAATGAAGATTGATACTTTCTGTATTTTTTCATTAGTTCTGCATATTTGGCTGCCTTATTAGGACCTTTTATGCTTCTTAAATTAGGTTTTTTCATTTAAACCGATGATGTGATTAAAAATTAATTCTTCTCTTTGTGGATTTACTCCATGAGCTTGTCGCATATAAGTTTTCCATTCTTTACTACCTTTGTCCTTATTACATTTACTACAGGCGGGGACGAGATTTCTAAGCGAGCTATCGCCTCCTTTACTTCTCGGTGTAACATGATCAATCGTAAGTTCGTTTCGTTCATAATTTTTTCCGCAATAAACACATGTACAGTTAAAATGCTCCTTTATAGCTCTTCGCCATAGCTTTTTTGCTTCGGGACTTGTCATGGTTATTAAGTTGTATAAGTAATGTTTGGGACTAGGTAGTAATGGGGTCATGCTTTGCCTTTCCTAGCTCTGTTTTTTGATTGTTTTTCAAGAAATACACTGCCATTTTTTCTATGAGATACGTCTTTGTTATCGCCAACTTTGCCCATCTTCCGATTAAGCATGGCTAACTTTGTTCTATTCCTTCTACGTTCTGGTTTTTTTTCGTATTCGGTTTGTTGTTTTAGACGTTTCTTTCTTGCTTCTGGATTTCTTGCATAATATCTAGCGGTTTTTTGCATACATCCTTCTCTGTACTGATTCTGGATCTATNGATGGCATTATTTTTGCCAATTCATCTAATGCTGTNCCTTCATGAGCTACACCATTNATNTCATTTGTTTTTAACCAATCACAAGCTGCTTTTAAATCTTGAGTAGTGGCTTCTCCGCTTTTNATNCGGCTCAAAAATTCTGTAGTAACTAAATTATGCAACTCGTTGAATTGGTCTTCGGTTGCTTTTTTATTCATTCGATTTCTAAACCTTTCTTGACCATAGCTAGTGCTTTGTCGTCCAATTTATTTGACGATTCAGCTACTAATTTTTCTAGGATATCNNCGATAAAANATTTAAATTTATCNCTTTTTAAAAAGGTTAAAACGATTGGTTTTAGGAGTGCTAACATTGTTTTTTTTTAAGTATGAGCTAATTGGAATAATGTCGTTACACAAATGTGCAACTCTAGAACCAGGGCGATGCATAAAGCCTTTTGCATAAATTTCTGTACATTTAAGACTTCTTATAAGCTCCATATCTAGACGAATTTTGTCTTCTTGACGTTTCGCTAGTGATAAACATTGATCTATAGATTTCCTTGATAACGGAACCATAAAATTTATCTGGAAGCCCCAGTTTTCTGATATGACGTAACCATCTTCATTATTTGGTTGTGTATCATTGCCCATATAAAAGGGTGAAAACGTCATAGTTGATCCGTTGCAGCTGTAGCCATTACCAAAATATTGTCTGGATGGACCGCCATTATTATTAAATTGAACTGATTGGTTCGTATTATTAGACGTTGCAGCTGCTACTGGATTTGATTGATTTGTTGTTTCTGCAAACAACGGATTTATTGCGAGAAGACTGATAATGAAGTGGTAGTAGATTGAGTATCTATAGAGATTACTGAATCTATTTCTTCTATTAGCCCTGCCGCTCTGCTTGTTGTCTCTAGTTGCCATGCNTGGGTGTTATCTGTAACNGAGAATGTTGTAGCTGNATCAGTAATATCTCCTGATGCAGTTACGTTTGTTCCACTCCAGGTNTTTAATTCAGATCCATATACTTTNGTGGCTCTGGTTTCCTGGATTTGTTGTGAAGTAGTAGTCGTAGACTGCATACTTCCCTGACTCCACTGGGGAGTTACTGTGTTTGCTCTAGCTATTGCGGGTGATAATAGAGCTAAAATTACTATGAATTTTTTCATGGTTTTTTTGTACCGTTTCCGTTTCCGTTTCGACTTGTACCACCTATACCTTTTACACCAAGTGCATAAGCAGATGATGAAAATATTGAGGCAATAAATGTTGAATCAAAATCTAAAATTTTTTTATCGTTAATCTTGATGTAATTACAAGATAATAAAGCCATTGACCAAAAAAGTATAAATACAGTCATAGCTTCTTTTAACCATTCTCTTTTTTCTTCGTGGTCCATATTTTTCCTATCGCTGTTTTAATTATTGGTTTTAAAACTTTTACAGCCCATTTAAAAGCTGTTGTTGCGGTTAGGGTGGCTGCAACTGATACCGCTGCTGTAGTTCCCGCTGTTATAAGTATTTCCTGTTCTGGCACAGGTACTTTTACATTTACTATAGGTATGTTTATTTTTTGCATACCAGGATCTTCTTTTTCTTCTGTCTCCATCTCTACCCCTTCTGGTGATTCCAGATTATTAGGAGGAACCACAATAGGTTTATAACTAGGTAGATCTGCTTTAGGTAAAGGTATTGTTTGTTCTGGTATTACTAAAGGTTCTGGTAATACTATGGTGGGTATTTCCACTAGCTAGGTTCAGTTGGGTAAGAAACGTTATTATAATCTGATGTACTAGAAGGTAAATCTCTTAAAGCTTGCCTGTATGTAGCCCATTCTGTTTTTTTAGAATCACTTAGTGGTGAGTCTGGTAATTGTGTCCAATCAGATCCTTCTAATAAACTATCTCTTTTGTCTCTAAAATCATATTCCGTTTCCGTTTTTGCAGATGAGTTTGCTGCAACCCATGTATCAAATTCAGTTACGAAAGCATTGTATGGAGAAATATCACTAATATTCTCTATACTAAGGTCGTTTTTTTCAACAGTGCCTGATGTGCCATCCCATTGAACAGCCCATACATCTGAAGGAAAATCTTTAAAAGGTAAACCTTGTACACCTACGCCATCTTTGATGACGGTTTTATCCTCACGGATTAGCGTTAATTTCATTTGTATCAATAATTTTAAGTTTTTCTGTGGGTTGCATTGTAACAATTGGAGCCATGTAACTTAATACTTCATTTCTAAAAGTTTCAACGGCTGCTCCTTGTTGATTAACATGTTTAGTATTATCCATTTGAAGAAAGGGTATCCATGCAACTGCACACCCCCACTCTTCTACTGGTTCTCCGTTTTGAGGATTAACTCCAGCAACCTTGGTGTACCAAGAGCATTCTAATTTTCTACAATCTTCTCCGATTAAAGGACAGAGTTTACCTTGTTCAATTTTTGCCATTAATGTCTGTTTTATTTTTAGTGTGCATCCAGCCTGTCATTATATATTTAGTTTGTTTTGGCGGATAGCCTTGATGTATGTAAGTCCAGGTAGCTGGAAAAAATATTAATCTTCCAGCTTTTGGAGATATTTGATCACCGTTATAAAATTGTGTCCAACCTTCTTCTACTGTATTAAGATATAAAATAAAAGTTAAATATCGCATTCCACCAGAATTTAATAAAAAGTCAGTATGCCAAACATAACCCTTTCCAGGTTTTGTCCTTTGAACTTGATAACCAGTATCAAACAATTCTAAATTATTATCATGATGTGGATCATATTTATGTTTGAGTTGTGGATTAGTAAAAAAATAAAAATTACTTTTGTTATTTAGATGTGCGTAATAATTTACATGTCCTTCAGTAATTATTTGAGCGAACAATTTATCTTCTTCTGACCAATCTTGTTCAGCCGTTGATACGTGCATATCTTTGCTATTTTTTACATCAGTATCTACACCAAGACCAGTCATACCTTGGTAATGTTTGTCGTTTTCAAATTTATCAATAATTTCCTTACATCTAACTTGAGATAAAACATTATCCTCTAGATAAATGTAAGGGTCGGTTATTAGAGTGGAATCAATCATTAATCTTTAGCTGCAATTATTACGTCTAAGTATTGAGCTTGTAGGTCTAAGTTAGTCACAGAAATACTGTGGTTGTGTGCACTACCACTAAAACTAGCGTTGTGGTTGTGAGCAGTTCCACTTAATGATCCGTTGTGGTTGTGTGAACTTCCACTAAATCCGTGTGAGTGACCACCGCCTCCACCTGTTGAGGTTGTGTTAACGGCATTATAAAATCCAGGACTACCTACGTTTTTAGCACCTACATTAGCTCCAAAACCTCCACCGTAATTACTAGGATATCCAACAACAACATTAGTACCGTGTGAGTGCGAAGGCATTTCGTTAGAAGACAGTGTATGGCTGTTTACGTTACCACTCGTAGAAACACTAGAAATATTAACGTTACCGCCAGCAGTTGTATTAGCAACTGAAACGTTACCGCCTTGAGTTGTGTTACCAGCGTTAGCTGTAATTCCTCTGTCTGCAAAAACAGTTGTAAATGCAACGTTACCTCCAGAACCAACTGTCCCGGATACAACTCTAAGAGCTTTGTTATCTACACCACTTGTTACCTTTGTCCATCCTGTAGGAGCAGATGTCTGTTGAAACAACATTTTTGTTCCTGATGGAAAGGCATCAGCGTTAGCAATAGCAGTTGTTACAAACGCAGTTGTAGCAAGCCTTGTAGTGTTGTTTCCAGCAGCCTGAGTATTTGTAGTTACGTTGTCAGCTATTACACCAGAACTAGATGTTAGACCACCAAATAATGTGTCTCTAGTTGCTATGTCTACACCGTCAACTGTTCCTGTAACTGCAATATTACCCGAAACAGTAACTCCAGATGATGTTGTATTTAACTTTGTAGCACTAAAAGCATTTTGACCAGCGTTTGCTGTTACATAGTTTAGATTTACAAAACCGTGTTGACTTGCACCAACAGCGGCACATTGCACTCTCATTACTTCATGTACTGCACCATCAGAAGTTCCAAAAGTAATCTTATTTCCTGATGATGTTAACCATATATCTTCAGTAGAACTAAGTTCTAAAGAGTGTTGCCTAACGTGTTGAGTAATACCACTTACTACAGCATTTGTAGCTCCTGTTTTTCTTCTTACTTGACAGTCTGTATCTAAAACTATATTTCCACCTGTAGTATTTATATTTCCTGTTATGTCTACCCCAGCATCATCAACAACAAGTCTAGCCGTACCAGATCTTGTTGCTGTAATGTCTCCGTTGTTTGCTACTGCTACGCTTGATGTTCCGTTTGCAATAGTTGTGCTGTCAATCGCAGTTGTTGAAGCTGCTGTTACTAGACCTTGAGCGTCAACTGTGACGATAGGAATAGCAGAGCTAGATCCATAAGAACCAGCGGATACTCCAGAGTTTTCTAATTGTGTGCCTTGTATAGCCCCTGCACTTAATCTTCCAGCAATGGAAGCTGAAGATACGTTTGACATATCTTCTCTTGCTAGTGGTCTACCACCAGCTTGTGCACCGTCATGTACAACAGCTGTATCTTTTGTGGTATCTATAGTTACTTCGCCTTCAGCACCAGTAAATGATGCGTGTTGCGTTGTAGTACCACGCCTTAATTTTAATAATTTTGCCATTTAAAGTGTACCGAAATCGAGTTGTAAATTATCGCCAGCAGATCCATCTATCGTTGTTGCTGTCATTAGTCCTGTTATTGTTGCTCCTGTAGCTGTAACTTCTACTTTTGTAGTTCCAGCATTTTGGATTTTTAAATTACCTGTACCAGATTCATTAATAATCGAATCATTAGTATCGTGAAATATTAAAAGATCTGAATCTGTACCTAATTTAAGTTTGATATTATCGTTATATTTGTTATCTCCTGTAAAGGTAGAACCAGATACCTGAGATAAATCTCCAGTAGCTGTAACACCGCCTTGCCATTGAGTACCATTCCATATTCTTAGTTCATTAGCTGAACTGTTAAAAAATAGATCTCCGGGAGCTAGTGCATTACCACCACCATCTGTTGATGGGTTAGAAGTAGCTATTTGATATCTATCTTTAAAAGTATTTACGTCAGTAATATTTGCAGAAACAGTATTAATGTTAGAAATATTAGTAGAACAATTACTCATTGCTGTGATATTGGCTGATGTAGCCAAATCATTCATATCACTAATGACATCAGATGTTGCTAACAAATTCATATCTGCTACCGCATCTGACGTAGCTAACAAGTTCATGTCAGCAACTACATCTGTAGTACCAAGTAAAGCCATATCTGCTACAGCATCAGCAGTTCCTAATCTGTTTATTTCAGTTGCCTTAGCTGCTACGGTGTTAATGTTTGATTCATTTGCTTGTACTGCGTTTATATTGCTTGAGTTGTCAGCAGTAGCAATAATTTTAACTACGTTATCCGATACTGTTTTTATTGGATCATCCTTAACAGTAATGGTGTTACCCATGCCGCTATGGTTTGTGCAATAGTATTGGAAATTAGCTAACTGTGTTTCTGGAATTTTAATAGATACCTTTGCTCCAGCATTACCCCCAGTACCAGTAACAGTTACGTTAGTTGAGTACTGCGAACTGTTTGCATAAAAACGTAATGGATGACCATTATTAGAACTATCACTTACATCAAATGTATATGTCCAAC